TATCGATCTTGTCCTTCCAGTACTCCAGCTCTGTCTGGGGCACGTGCAGCTCTACGGCTTTGCCATGTCCTTGAGAATCCAGTTGTACGTTGAGCATGTTAATCGCGTGCATGGCGCACATCTCGTTTTGAGAGTGTATAAGAGTAACACTCGCTACCCCATCGTAGTACTTGTGGATGACAGGCACTTTATCGCGGCCGTCCACTACTAGCACCGTCATGCCGACCATAGCGTTATCATACTGCACTTGTGCTCGATACAAACACACTGGATAAGGAAAAGTGAAGCACCCTAACTCTATGAATTCTACGGCTTCTGCCTGAGCTTCGCGGACAGTACTTAGACTAAGTGGCCCAAAGTTGAACTGCTCGATCTGGTTCTTGTTGAGAATTTTCAACGCTTCGCGTACGTTAGGAGCCCCCACTAAGTACCCTTTAAGTTGGGCTTCAATTATGTCGTCGATGGTGGGGGCGATTGGTTTGGGTTGGAATTCGTAGATGGTTGGTTTTTCCACTGTATTTTTCCCCATGCACGTATTGCCTGCAACATTGCGTAGTCCGCTGCTGTTACCTCGTAGGTAACAAATCCTTCGTGACACTTTATGCATACTCTGCGCCGGCGAACATCGGGCGCAGAGCGTGCAGTATTGGTAGTGACCGCTTTCGAATATGCGTAGCCGCAGCGTATGCACGGAAACTGCGTTGTATTGCTCATGCTGGATAGGGTACGAACTTCGCCTTCTTGGCGAGATCGACGTAGCTGATTTGTGCGATCTGTGCGAGGTCTATGCACGAGAAAAACATGTCGCCGTCGATGTCGTACAGGCGAGGGACTTTGTTGTCTATTTCGGCCAACCACTTGGCCCACGCCTTTCTTATAGACGTGAATTCCTTCATGCCCTTCTTGACAGAGTTAAACCTTTGCACGTTCGGCGGTTGCGGCGTGATCCACACGATAACGATCTGAAACTTCTCAGTGGGTGTGGGTTGGTCGTTCATTTTAGTTTGCTCCTTTATGAGGTCTACGATGTTGTCCATACTCACTGCACCTCGTCTATGAAATTCAATTCGTTCGAGGACGCCAGATCTATTTGTAGAATGTTCTCCTTGGTAAACGCTAAGCCCGTACCTCCTCCTAAGAAGCCCACAACGTTCGTCATAGTCATCGACGCGTGCATTGCTTCCATTAGGAGATGCCGTGACTTGCCGGACTTCTTGAGCCATTCACCGAAGGCTGTAGAAGATATACGCAGCAGCTTGTCGTTGCGGCCTATTTGCACTACGATCCCGTTAAGTCTTGATGGGTCTGTTGGTAGAATTAGTTTAACTGCGCCGGGCGAGTTTGGGGCAGGTGGCCGTCCCGCAGCGATGTGAATGCGATCCGTGTGTATTACCTTGTTCTCTTTTTGCATCTCTTTCAAGAAGCTCGCCATAATAGAGGACACATTGACCGTACGGGTGAGGTCGACCGTCTGCAGCCCCCGTAGCTTCCGCATAGTGTCTAACGAGCTCAGCATAAAGCCTTTGAGTGCTTTCTCGTCCAGAACTGAGTATCCCAACATGTTGGCATAGCGCGCACCGAGCAAGATACATGCAATCAGCGAAATCCAAAACCGTTCCTCCTGCACTGAAGAAGTCTCGACGTTGAGATCCTTAGATATAAGAGCCATGTCTTTTTCGATTTGTGGAAAGTTGGCTCCCAACCAAGCTGCATATTTTAGACCTACTGCACCGTGATTGGTGTTCAGCTTGGAGAGCCTTATTGTGGCCTCGCTAGTGTCCACGCTACTTGGGGATAAAGACGGCGTAACCGTATACTCGAAAATCCTGTAGAGCCCGGCCAAGGTCGTCTGGGTCTGCTGGGTTACATGGTCTATCAGACTGTCGTTGCTCGCTGAAACGACAAGCGTTTGCCAGTGCCCGGGCTCCTTCATCTGCGCGTGCTGATTGAGCCGCGACTTCTCCTTGCCGGCTGCAATCTGAAACGTCATGTTCACGAACTTCTTCGTGTCCTCGTCGGTCTTGAGTTCGTCCCAATAGATGGGCAGTGAACGGACTTCGCCGATTTTCTTCATGACAGAATTCTGCGTATCGGATAGTGACTGCACTGCGCGAATGGGATCGCCCCATACCGCTTGGGCGATCCGGAGCGCAGTAGACTTGCCGATGCCGCTTTCCTTTGAGTAGGCGCTCATTAACATGCCAAGGTGTCCCGTAAACATCACAAGGGGTGCAGCGAAAGCGGAGGCTACGATTGCTTCCAAATCTGGTCTGCCTTGCGATGTGACTAGCTGGACCGCATCGAGCCAATATGCGTCCGAGCCTTTTGGCTTGTACTGTTGGTTTATTACCGGGTTTGCTGTCGCACTGGGCGAATTTCCATTCGGCGTCCAGAGCTGACCACCAAATATAAAACCTTCTGTCTGACCGTTCTTGTCCTGCCACCCGAACGGTGCACTGGCTACACTTGATTTCATTGCCTGAAGTTTTTGTACCCATGACACGAAAAATTCTCCCGATGTTTTATCGTTCTGGACAAGCATGAACCCCTGCCGCTGGAGCACCTTGCGCATCTCCATGCCACCGATCGCTTCGAACTCAATGTCTACTTGCGCTATCCTTCCGACCTCGACTTGACTATCAAAATGAAGGGTCATCGGGTCCGACTGGATCCACGCGTTGAGCATAGGGTATTTCGAAATAGGGTTACTGATTTGGAGCGAGGGATTGTTTGGGTCCACTATAACGCGAGAAACTATACCCGCTGCATCGCGTAGATATCCAGTGGGGAGATCGTGGTTACCTTGCGGGGTTACAGGCCCGTGTAGGGCACTATTCCCGGAAGCCGTTGCTCCGCCTCCTGATGAAGTATTTCCCGTAGCCGCTCCGAACCCTCCTGCCTGCGTAGCGCCATTTGTAGTGCTACCAACTCCTTGAGCTGCTTGGTTCGCAATTGCAGCTGTTCCCGTAAAAGCTGTTGGAGCTTGGCGTTGTTCAAAGTTAAGCGGTGATTTTCCGAGAGCAAGTTGCGGGCAGCTCTTGCAAGACGGCGAACCTGTGGCGCTGATAGTGGCGCAGGAGGGCCATCCAAGACCGCGCTCACGACGCTCTCTATCCTTTCGATCGAAGAAATCATCTGTGTATGTGCTCGTCGGGTCATAGTTCGCATGTCCTTTTGCCATGCGGTGCGCGTCCACGCGTCCGCCTTTTGTGAAGGTGCAGATCAGATTAACTAAGTTAAAAAGCGGGTTGTTTAAATTGGCACCACCTGTGGCCACTGCATCGCTAAGGAAAGCACATGAAGGAAGAACGAGATCCAGATCGCTATCAGGCCAAAGACTATCAAGACCGACACTGAGCTCAGATACCCCCGAGGTGAAGGATCTAAGAGGGAATAGCGTCCGGTCCACCAGACCTCCCGCTGCAGCCGGGATCGACACGCGGCCCACATAAGGAGCAAGAGGCGTACTAATGCGGCTGAGATCATAATCGAAATCAAGCCGTGGACCAATAAACCTAACATGCCTAGGAGTCTCCTGCTTGCGGTTTAAAGTATCTGGAATTCGAAGAACTCTTACGCTGTCTACAGTGCACTGCGTGTCACACTTCAGGCCGCGCGCCTTCGTGGCCTCGGCCAGTGCAAACGCGATTGGCGTCCATTCATCGGGCGTGATCGCGCGTGACACGCACCAGTAAACATGGAAGCCGCCGCCCGAATGCACGATCATGGTAGGCTTAGGGAGACCTACGTTGGCAATGAACGCCATTAAATTAACCAGCGCCTCTTCGGCAGTGGCATAGGAGTTACCCCCAGCTTTGCCGAAGTCGACGTCAATGAAGAAACTCTTCAGCATCATCGCATTCGACGCCAAACGAATTGGTGCGTGGTACGTAAATGGGCGCTTGCCCTTAGCAGTTTTCTCCTGAGCGGCCAGCTGCGAGCTCATGCACGCATAGACGTCCAGCGTGTTGGAACCACTCTTAAGAGCAAACTCCAGCGCCTTAGCGGCTTCGCCGGCGGAAGTAACAGCCCTTCCAGTCCACGCCGGCTTACCGTCGGGCCGTGGCGTTGTAGGAGGGAAAGTCCAGTGGAGGTTTACAAATCCGGGCTCTCCCGGAAGAGGCCACGGTACGACACGGGCCAAATATTCTTTGGCGTTCTCAAACATTTTTTTCCCCGAGGGCGGTGTCAGGGTGGGGATAAGCCCCCACCCTTTTAACGTTGTGTCGTTAGCTCCCGAGCAGTGCGTTGAGCCGGTCGTCGATGGAACCTTCAAACGCGGAGACCACCGCCGGGGCCACTTGCACTGGCTGGGCCGCCCCGTTCGTAGCGGGAGCCGGCTGTGCGGTTTGAACGGGGGCAGGCGCTTCAGCGGCCACCGGCCCGAACCCCGTCATCTGCCGCTGGGAAGGTTGTGCGGGGCGGGTAGCGGGCTGGGCCGCCTGTACGGGAGCAGGCGAGGCAGAAGCGACTGGGCCAAATCCTCCCGCAGTCGTTGCGACGACGGCAGCGCCATCATTTGTTCGAACTTGCGCTGGTGCTCCACCAGTATTTGCCACGGGTTGAGTGGCGACGGGTTGGGGCTGGGTAGGAGCGGGTGCGGGAGTTGCAACGGGTCGAACTGCCACCTGTGGCTTGATGGCATCGGCGGGAGGCGCTTCGAGAAACGCCCCTTGGGCTGGAGCGGCGATTTGAGCGACAGCGGGTGCGGTGCCCTCGTTGACCACGCGAGCCGTCTCCGGAGAATTTCTCAGCTCCATAATGATCTGGCCTTCGGCTTCAGTGAGCGGCCGGATCGCGGCGAAGGTAAACTTTGGGAAGCTCTCCTGCGGGTCGAACCCTATCTTGATCGCCATCGTAAAATAGGGATACCCCATGCCTTTGTAGCGAGCGTCGAACGCGGCCATTTCTTGAAGAGAAGCCGCCGGGCACCTCAAGAGAAGAGGCCCGCCGAAATACTCGTTGCGCAGATCAGTGAACGGGACAACCGCCATGCGTCTATGATCGCCGCACGCCTTCCCCTTGCCCCCGTTGGGGGCCGAGCTCCAAGCGTTTTTCGGGCACGTGGCGCAGATATCGCTCTGCTTCTTTGGGACGCCCACGTCTGGAACGATGCCGTTCGCTGACGCACAATCGGGCGGATTGTTGTTGTTCTCGTCCCAGCCACCCTCGTACCAAGTCTTGGAGAGGGCCGCGTTCGCCTTCACGATCACCACTTCGATCGAGCCGCGCGGCCCGTCGCCATCTTCGCGCATCAGAACATTGGTGTTCCCATGGTGCTGGATCGACCAGACCTTACCGCGATATTTGATGAGGCCATAGCCTCCAGTAATACCTCCGGAGAGATCATCACCAGCTCCTGCCGCACCTGCGAAGACGGCGGCGACCGGACCCTTGAAGGTATCGGGCACAACGATTGCGTTTGACATATTTTCTCCTGCTGAGTTTAAACTGGTGGGTGTTGGAACTTATTTGCGCCGCACGCCGACGTCTTGGAAGACGCTGTAATTAACGCCCGGCGGGGGAACGCCATTATGTTGCACATACTCGGTGATTGCGGTCACATTAGGTTTTTTGTCAATCATGTCAAACGCCCCCTGTGTAACTACCCACGTCCAAAAGGCGTTGATGTCACTGGCAGAGGCGTTGGCTTTGCGAGATAGCGATACAGTCCCCGCAGATGTTTTCATGTTCTCTGCGTTGGCCGCGTTGAGCGCGAGTTTGAGTTCTTCCTTGAGCATCTCCATCGTTTCGAGGATGGGCTGCATCTCGGTCTTGTGCCTCTCCGCAAGCTCAGCTTTCATGTCGCGGAGCTTCACGAACTGCCCGACGCGCTTCTCTACGTCGATCTGCGGCGGGGTGGGCGCTACATCGTTCATGGGATGCTCCTAGTAACGGGGTGGATATCTAAACGGTGGTATGGCGTACCCCGGGTGTCGGGATGGCCGAGGACCACGGCAGTCACCTTGATAGATGCACGGCCCCACTTGTGGTCCGTACGGTGGTACCCGATAGTCCTGCGATCTACGGCTCCACATGGGCGGTCCGGGATATCCATACTGCGCTTCAGCCGGTGTGGAGAGAGCGAGTAGTGCGAGCAAGATCAATTTTTTCATAGTTACCTCCAAGGGTTACCAGACTTCGTTGCTGTCGGCGAACATCTTCAGGAAGCTCTTCTGCACGTCTTGCTTGTCGGCGAGCATCTTGTAGACGCGCTTTTCCACTGGCGTGCTTTGCAGGTGCACGATCTGCTGCTTGTGCTTCTGTCCTACCCGCTTGATCCGGTGATTGGCTTGGTCGTAGATCTCAAGCGAGGTGATGGGTCCGAACCAGACCACCGTATCCGCTGCGGTGAGTGTGATGCCGTGAGCCACGCACTGGGGGTGAGCAAGCAGTACTTTGAACTTGCTAGTGTTCTGGAAGAGATTGAAAATACGATTGCGCTCTTTTGACGGCGTGTTCCCGGAAACCGTCGCGTGGTCTATCTTCTCCCCTGTAAGAGCTGCGCTTATGCCATCGAGTGCATGAATAAACGGTACGAACACGAGCACTTTGCGATCGGTGCTTTCAATAGCGTCTACTAGCGCCTCAATGCGTTTTTGGTTGTCCAGTGGAATAGTTAAGCCGTCCTTGGTGTAAACCCAACCCATGCTTATTTGCATCAGCTTGCTCATGGCCGCGCCGGCGTTCGCTGCGGTCACTAGTTCGCCATTTGAAAAAGCGCTCTGGCAGTGCGCTACGATATCCTTGTAAACTTTTAGCTGGATCTTCCCCATGTCGACATCGACAAAACGATCAATACAGGGCGGCAATTCCGCTACGTCGTCGATCGTAAACCTCACTGCCGGCTTCATAACGTCGTAGGCTTGTTCCACAGCGTCTGCTTTTGGTACCCATTTTTGAACGTGCCCAAGAGGATACATCACCATGGATCGGAAGTGCGACCAATATCGAGGCACTGTTCCCGGCGTAATGATCTTGCACTGATAGAAAACATCAGTGGGTTCGTGCGGCATAGGGGAGCCGCTCATGCCCCACACCCATGTCATGTTTTGAGCCAGCGCTACCATTAACTTGGTGCGCTCAGATCTATTCCTATATTTCGCCAGCTCGTCGATGCAGAGACAATCAATGTCTTTCCTGAGAGCTAGTTCTTTTTCGATCACGCCGACGCCATCGTGGTTGATAATGTATACATCAGCTTCCATGTCGGAGAGTTTGGCGAGGCGCGACTTCTTATCCCCGTGTAGCACGACACCCTTTAGATGCGGGCAAGCCTCGAACAGCTCACGCAGCCAGACAAAAGTAAGCGTGGATAGGGGTGCTACCACCAGCATCTTATTGGCGCGGCCTTGGATCTTTAGATAATCGAAGCTCCAGATCGCGCACTTTGTTTTGCCGGTGCCCATGCCATTAAGGACATAGGCTCTTTGCGCCATGGTGAGAAGCGCGCAGGTCTTTTTCTGTACGTCGAACGCGCTCAGACCCACCTGCATAGGAAAATTATACTGCGTGAGTATCGGCGCTGGCGCGTCAAAACCAATTTTTCGAAGAAGATACACCTCCGTCTCAGAATGGGGTACCAGTACGTAGTCTGTATCCATGAAGCGGTGCTTCCGCCCTTGCGGGAAGAGCCCGACCACCTGCTCGTTGGACGGCACACCAATGAGTTTGTGCTTACCGCTAACTATTGTTTGCATTGGTCGTCCTTGATCCTCTGAAGAATAACGCGCAACTCGTGACAACCATGCTCGCCGTCGATCACCAGCACTAGTGAG